CTTCTAGTCTAACTCCATAATCGCCTGTGCAATCGTTTCTTACAATTACAGATTCGTTGGAAATTGAAACAGAAGCGGAGGTTTTACAAACGACTGGAAGAGAGTTCCACTCGAAAGTAAAGAAATTGCCTAATTGATATGTTGCCATTGCTTATTCGTTTTAACAAATATACATAAATTTTTATTTATCAAGATACTTGGAAAACATCCAAGGTATAAGACAAGATTTTTTGGTAAGCTATTTGGCTACTGCCTTGCTCAATTTGAACCCTAGAAAAGTTCTTTCGGATGTTTATCGCCTGTAAATCATTCGGCAAATCAAAATCCGTTAAATTCATTTTTAGCTGAATAGCATTTGAAATATTTTCAGAAAGCTTTTTACCTCCACTTCCTTGTGGAAACTTTGTTACAATGCTAATTTGAAAAACTGCGTTTTGTCTAATCGAGCAATCGTTATTTGTTGTTTCAGCCTCGTTTTGGTCTGTAATAAGTACGTAAGCCTGAGAGCCTAAATAAACTGCTGGATTGATTGTAGACGGCAATTCTGTATCATGTACTGGAATAGTTACCCCACCAACCACCAAAGGAGTAATTGCGTCTAAAACTGCTATTCTTATATCAGTCGAAATCTCTCTCATCCTAAGTCTTTGTTTATTTCGTTTTCAATTTCTTGCACCAAGTTAGCGGTATTCCTAAAGAAAGCTGGCATTAAATAAGGTTGTCCAATAATACGACCTTCACCATTTCGGTAAAATCTTCTTGCAATGTCTCTAACCTCTTGGGTGTATTGTGGATTTGCAAGAATCTCTCTTGCACTTAATCCAGTACCAAACTCCAACCAAGCTTCAATTTCAAATACTGGGTCTCCTGATTGAACTCCAACTTTCCAATTTAAGCCATCGTTTTCAACTACTTTGTCAATCCTTTGCTTAATGTTAAGAGGCTGACCTTCCCAACTTGCTGGAGCGTTTCTAATCGCTTCAATTTCAATATCGGTTGCAGTACTTGATAAAATATCTTTGACCGCATCAATTACTGAATCGCTCTTTTTATTTAAATCTCTTAAAGCCGCATCCAATCCTTTAACAACTACACTCATACCGCAACCATTGTGATAATGTACTCTTTGTGTTGCCTCTGCTCATTTACTTGTACGCCTAAAATCTTGTGGTATTTAGAAGCATAAAGCACTTGGTAAATTTCGCTAGGAACAAATGACGTTCTGTACTGAATCGCTATTTGGTATGTGTTTGGCAATACCATTTCTCCAGCCTCTAATCCATTGCTTCCTCTTGTCTGCTTAACAGATGCAAAGGTTGTTAAAGTCGTTGATGGAGTTGGTGTTGTTCCTCCAGCTCCATCGCTTACAGATTGAAAGGTTACAAAAGAAACCTTTTGGTCATATTTACCAAAATTAATCATACGAATAGGTCGGCTCTATATTTTAACTCAGTTGTAATGCTAGACTTTTGAGCGTAGTAAGTTTGCATATCAATTATGTTCTGTCGATAAGCAAAATCTGTTGCAATCCTTTTAAGCATCGCCAACTTTAAATCTTGAGGCAAAGGATTTGAATTATTAAACCCAGCTGAATAAGTGTAATTTTCAATTTCGGTTTCGTCTGTTGTAATGTCTGAAACCCAAGGACCAAATGGATAAATCCTTTCGTCTCGCTTGTTATTTGTAACAGTAACATTGCGTTGAACGTAAAGCATACCGCTTGCTTTTTCAGACTCAATCCTTGCAGCTGGAATCAATTCGCTAGTTAACAAACTATCCCAATCTGAATAGTCAATCTGTAACCAAGCTTTAGCTTCTGCCAATGTAATTGGCTCGGTTGCTACTTGATAATTGTAGCTAATGTCTAAAGGTCTAACAACGCTCATTTCGTTTTAATTTTTTCTTTGTCCACTTTGACCCAAACGGCCATGCCTTTGTCAACCAAGTAGGTGTCATAGGTCTTGCCTACGCTTAAAACCTCACCTTTTTGAAATGGCGCCAAGTCAATCAATAATTTTATCATAAATGTACCGATTATTTTTGTAAATGTTTTTTATCATTCCAAGGCTCATCATCTGTCCAAAGTCGGTAACCATGAAAAACATAAAGAGACCTAATCAATCCAATCTTTAAATCTAACTCTTTAACCCTCATTGAAAACAAAGAATCAAAAGCCAAACTATTTTCTGTAAACTTAATCTTTTTCCATGTTTTATACTGAAACGCCATAAAAAAGCCTGCGATATATTCTTTAATTTCTTGAATGCCTTCTTCTTTATATGAATTAGCTATCTCAAAATGATTTCTAATGTTTAAATCGTTGCTAAAGGCTTTTCCATGCAATTGATGTTTTGACCTTAGCCGATTGGTATAACATCCAACCAACCCAAATTTGTATCCATCTAAAGACAAAGCATCGTTTATTCTTTTGCCCCAGTCGGGAGTCAAATAAAGTATGTCACCGTCTTGCATTACAATCCAATCATCGTCTTTTGCATTTAGGCTGGACAAGTATTCATTGTAGGCTTTTCCTATATCTTTGTCTAAGCTAAAAGGATTGGAGTAAAATATTCTCATTTGTAATTTACAAATTCAGGGCGCTTCAAAAACTCTTCGTAAAGCTTCAAGTTTTTTTTACCGCTTTCTCTTCTATCATTAATTGATAAAGAAGAATTAACCGCAAACCTCCAATCTAAAACATCAAATAAATCTAGGCTATTTTTTACATCCATAAATGCATGAGGAGTTAATCCTAAGTCGTGTATTCTTTGAGAATATTCTACGTGTTCAAATCCCCAAAGTCCAAATTCAGGCCTCATTCCACCTGCTACTTCAAGGCATATATTTTTTAAGTAAAGCATACACCCATTTGGCGCAGTATATGTCATTAATCCTTCATATTCACCGCAAACCCTAATCGAAGGACTATAAATAACATTGTTGCTTTTTTTGTCAAATGTCAAGCACAAGTGGTTAACACCAGAATTAATATATGGCTTATACCAATCATCTGACTTAGGTCTTACATCGTCATCACAAAGAAAAATGTGGTCATGTTTATCAGCTAACTCTAAACACTTGTTTTTAGCCTTAGCTATTCCAACATTTTGCTCAAACCGATAATCAGATTTTACTGGAGTTATAGATGCATCATCAACTACAAAAATTGTAGCATTGCTTGGCAAATACTTTTTCCATTCGCTTAATGTTTCTTCAAATACTTCTTTCCTATTGTGCGTTGTTATGCAGACTGCGATTGTTTCCATTCTAAGAATTTTGGATGTTCTGAAAATAAATTTTGATTATATTTTTGATTGAATAACTCTAGCTTGGACCACATCAAATCATTTCTATCATTAATGTTTCTTTGTTTTAATGTTTGGCTACCCAAATGATTTACTTTAGCCGAAGGAACCAACATTGGAGGCATATCAATTTTCTTTAACTGCTCAATTAATGAATTGTCAGCAAACCAAAAATCAAAATCCTCATCAAGGCCACCAATTTCTTTGTACAATGACCTTTTCATCATAAATGCCCAACCTGATAAGTTTCTTCCGCATTCCCATCCTTTTTCATTTTCTGTGACATCCTTTTGTCTAAAGTCAGCCATTGCAATAGGACTAACAATAGGATAGTCAGCAGCTAACAAACCATGCAACCAGCCATTTTTAAATATCAAGTCATTGTTACAAAACATGACCCAAGGAGCATTACCTCTAATTGCACCAAAATTTAAAAATTTGTTATAGTTAAATTTTGAATGAGGATTGTATGTCGCTGCATTTTTATAAAACAAATTAGTTTTTTCTTCTATAACAATACAATTTACTTCCAAGCCATTTGCTGCTTGTATGCAACTATCAATCGCTTGCTGAGTCATTCTCGACCCCATTTTTGTAGCATTTGAAATAAACACCACATCTACTATTGGATTCATATTACCTTTTCGTTTATTTCTTATGTGGGGAATATACTCTTGAGCAACGGTTGTTAAATCGCTGTAATCGTAATGGTAAAGAACTTTATTAATATTAAACTCTGAATTAAGATGTGGTTTTAGAATCTTTGCATAAGCAGCATCCTCAGCTCTAGGTAAACTAGGAAAAGAAACCTTTGTAGAAACTTCCTTTTTTATTACTGCAATATGATTTGGCAATCGATAATAAGCTTGCTCTGTATTGTAGTCGTTAGGAAAATCTTTAGAATAGTAACAGATTTTAGGATTGTCCCCATTTAGGGAAACAGAAACCTCAAATACAATTGAATCTGCATCTGAATCAATTGCCTCTAAAATAGTTGAAATGTAATCAGGCTCAATTCGGTCGTCACAATCAACAAAAGAAATGTATTTTCCGCTTGCCATGCTTATCATAAGATTTCTCTTATCTCCTAGCATAATGGTTTTATTATCTATTAAATAAATAATTTCAACCTCCTTTTGGTCTTGTTCTGGCAATGCCTCTAATTGACCATAAAGCATATCCAATGATTTAGGCAAAAAGGTATTTCTTCGGCCTGCTACTGAAGGCACTAAAATTGATAATTTCATTTGAACCAAATTATTCCTGTACCTGAATGATGACCAATATCTGTCCAATCTGCTTTCTGCTCTGGAATTTGTTCCCAAAGTTTAGAAAGCTCATCAAAAAGCACAATATCATCCATTAGAACTATTCCTTTCCATTTAATTTCTCTTAAATGGTTTAATACTTCTTGTTCGTAAATTCCATCATGCATAGTGTCAATAAACAATAAATCAAAAGAATCATCAATAAATTTATGACCATTTTCCATTATTGAAAACTTAACATTCTCAGGCTTATCATTTAAAGAAATATAATCTTCAACATCATAGGTAAATACCTTGTTTCCTGATTTAGATAGACAAAGAGCTGAATGACCTCTAAAAGTCCCTAATTCCATAATATTACCTTTTACCTGACCACCAATCCAGTCAAGTAATCTATAATGCTCTTCTCCAGCTTTCATATCTATATATTGAAAATTGGTATCATCATTTGGAATTGATTCCATGATTTTAATCATGTCAATTGAATTAAGCGTTTTTTTTGTAGGTTTTTTCATAATTATATTTCGCCACAAGGCTTACAATTCTTTTTGAAATATACTTTGCAATCAGTCCCTTCGTGGTTGCATGGTTCGTCATTAAAGTAAACCTGACCTTCAGTAGCCTTAGAAGTAAACCGAAGGCAAGATAATTTTAGCTTGCATCTTTGAGGTTTACACATTGTAAAATCTGCCATATCAAATAATTTATTTTTTAAAGTAAATGATTTTGAATGCTTTAAACAAAAAAAAGGCGGGAAAATTTCCCGCCCTTTTACACTAAACACAAACACCAAACACTATTAAGTAGTCTCAAGGATAGCCTTTGCAGCTGCAAAAGTTCCTTTAACCAATACTGGAGTATCGTTAGCAGAGATAAACTGCACCAAACGCTGCTCAATTCTTACAGTCTTCAAGTTGTCGATAAAGTCATCACCTGACTCACCAATTGCTACTTGCAAACCGCTTCTCAAACGTACGTTGATAACTGAAAGGTCACCAC